TGTGGCCGGGTATGCGTATCGCACAGATTGTGTTCCACAGGATGTCGATGCTGCCCGGCAAAAGTTACTCCGTTACTGGTCGCTATCAGGGCGACACTGTTGTTCAGGGTTCCAAGGGATGACCACAAAAGTTTTTCACTCCGATTCTGTGCGGGAGCGTTTTTGGCGCTACACATACAGACGCCAAGACCATCAGTGCTGGCCTTGGACCGGATCACTGATGGTTAGAGGTGGTTACGGCCAGTTAAACGACAAAGGGCGCTTACTTAAAGCGCACAGATTATCTTGGGAGTTACACTTTGGAGTGATTCCAGATGATCTGCTGATTAGACATATGTGCCATAACCCTAAATGCTGTAATCCCAGTCATTTACTACCTGGCACAATAAAAGACAATCATTTAGATATGCAAAAAGCCAACCGTATGTACGTGCCGGAAGCGCGTCCAGGAGAACGCAATTGTCAAGCTATTTTAACTGAGGATGATGTGCGCTTTATCCGTCAGTCGGATATGCGTGGCGTCGATCTAGCAAAGCGCTTTAACGTTACAAAATCTCTTATCTCTAGAGTCCGTTTAGGTAAAGCATGGAAACACATTCTGTGAACATGGTCTGCTCCCCGCCGCATTACACGGCTGGGAAGACTGAGGTGATTGAGGTGCTTGAGGATTGGGTGCGACATGCGCCTGATGCTCGTACTGGTTCGCTCCAGTGGCAGTGCCTCAAATACCTCAGTCGGATGTGGCTGAAGAAAGATCCGCTGGAGGATGCGATGAAGTGTCGCTGGTATCTGAACCGCTTGATTAACACCTTGGCAACGGAGCCCTATCAGAACCGATGAGGTACTGGTGGCGAATTATTGCCAAGGCGTTGGGTGAGAAGGCGCACCAGCACAATCGGATCGCTGATCAGGTTGCGTTGGTGCGTTTTTGCATCCTGCTGGCTTACATGACCACAAACATTTTTATTTGCGCAGGAGTTATTCGGCACTGGAATGGCTAACTATTGCACGCACAGTTTTCGCAGAATCATCAACACGTACAACTGGAGAAACGGGTCAACGATCCGCTCGTACCGCTTCCGTTGTAAGTGTTGTGGGTACAGGTGGAATGTCTACTACGACAAGAAACTCAAGCGGGAAGTTGTTCCAACGCACAAGTCGGACAATAAGCCGCTGGAGACAAGAAAGCTGACGCCGGAAGAGGTCAAGTTGATCCTTACGGATCAGCGGGACAACGTAAAGCTGGCGCGGCTCTTAGGTGTTGTGCCCCAGTCGGTTAGTCAGATCAGGACAGGGCGGGCGTACAAGGATTTGTGGCCTGAGCTTCCACGGCGAGCTGCGCAAGTTAAAGCTTCTGGGCCTGTACCGACAATTCGCAGCACGAAAATTACGTGTCGGGATTGTGCGCACTGGTGGCAGAAGCGGTGCAGCTTGGATGTTCCAGAAGCTGGTGGGACTTTTGCCATCGAATGTTCTTTCTATCAAGTTGATGAGTAATGGCCATCACGATCAACAGCAGGGCGTGCCAGGGCTGTGGTACGCCGACGACAAACCCGGTGCTGTGCATGAAGTGTTATCGCACCAGTCCCGCAGGGCGGGAAGAGGAGCGGATGGAGCGACTGCGGCGTGGTTACAAGCCCCAGCCTGACGGCGGCCCTTGCAAGAACTGCATCCACTGGAAGGCACGGTGCTTGCTTGGGTTTCCCGAGGGTGGGACACTCGCGGCGGCGGTGCTGTGTTCGGCGCGGGAGGTTGACAGCCTGCTAGAGTAGTAGGGTACAAGCTGCCCTACCAGGCATGACAATCCTTCAAGGCATCGAGCACCTGCATACGCTCGATGACGCAAGCTTCGTGGCGTTTGATGTTGAGACCACCGGGCTCCAGCCGAAGTTCGGTGGCCTTCGTCTTGTGCAGTTGGCGACCTTTGGTAAGCCTCCAGTAGTGCTGGATTGCTGGAACTTCAGTGATGAAGACTGGATCACGCTGGAAGAGTTCTGCAGCGTTTCAAGGCAATGGCTGGCGCACAATGCGGTGTTTGACCTTGGGTGGTTGCAGGAGTATGAGATCTATCCAGAGGGCAAAATTTATTGCTCGATGCTGGCCAGTCGGATTCTGACGAACGGGCTGCCGAATCTGAAGCACGGGCTCCAGCACGTCGTTCACCGCTACCTCGGCCAAGACATTTCCAAGGAAGAGCAAAAAAGCGATTGGTCGGCTGATCTGCGCGTGGAGCAGATCGAGTATGCGGCTAAGGATGTGGTTGTGTTGACCCAGCTGTGGGAACAAATCACCAAGCGGATGGCAACTGGTGCGTTGATGCCGGCGTGGGAGCTTGAGTGCAAAGCACTTCCTGCAATGGCGCAGCTATGGCGTACAGGGCTGCCATTCGATAAGAAGATGCTGGAGCAGCTAATTGAAGATCTTGATATTGAAAATGTTGAGGTCGGTGAAAAGTTCATCGAGGATTTTGATACAGCACTTCCGCCAGAACACAAGCTGTGCCGGGGGCTTGATGGGAAGTTGTTGTACCAGACGAAGCCGGGGCCTAAAGGTAAGAAGCCGGACCCGAATGTCTTTAACCTCAATAGTCCGGCGCAGTTACTTAAAAAGTTCACTGCTTTGTTGGGTGAGCCGCCGATGGATATGAAGAACGGGAAGCCTAGTGCTAGTCGTTCCGCGCTCCAGGAATATGTGGGTGATCATCATGTTGTTGCTGACTACTTACGGTGGAAAAAAGTAGAAAAGCGACGGCAGATGGCCGAGACTTTGCTAAAGAATTTGAGCGACGATGGGTTTATCAAAGCTAGTTATTTACAGTTAGGTGCAGATACCGGACGTATGTCATGTATTTCCCCAAATCTCCAGCAAGTACCTAGAGATCCTCGTTTTCGTTTATGTGTACAAGCTCCACAAGGGTGGAAATTTGTTGTAGCAGACTACGCTCAAATGGAATTGAGACTTGCGGCGGCGGAAGCGAAGGATTCCTTAATGATCCAAGCGTTCCAAGAGGGGCAGGACCTTCATACGCTGACAGCGATGCAGATCTATGGGGTCGCGGAGGATGAGGTCACAAAAGAGCAGCGTCAAGTGGCGAAGTCGGCTAATTTCGGGCTTCTGTACGGCTCTGGAGCAAAGGGCTTACGTAACTATGCAGCAGCCATGGGTATCAGGATGGATCTTGATGAGGCTGCGGAGGTGCGGCAAAAGTTCCATGCTGCATATAAAGGGATCTCCGCATGGCAGCGCCAAAATGCTGCAGCGGCTGATGCGGCTTCGTCAAACCCTGCGATCTTCACCCGCGTTTCGGGGTTCCGGCGGTTTCTTCCGGGCGAGAACAATAAACTCACAACCCGTTGCAACAATCCGATCCAGTCGGCTGGTGCGGCAGTGCTTAAACTCACACTCGGAAAGTTGTGGCCGTTGCTTAAAGCAGACGGGGAGGATGTTGTCCGCCTAGCTGGCGTAGTCCATGACGAAGTTATTTGTTTAGTTAGAGAAGAACATGCAGAGACTTGGGCGGCTCAACTTCAAGCCGTGATGGAAGAAGCGGAATCACGCTGGCTGGATGGCATACCTGCCGTTGCCGATGCAAACATCGGTGACTCTTGGCAGGAAGCTAAGTAACGGTATAGTTGTGGGGTTGCGGCGCTCCAACGCCCAACCCCCGACCAACCGCATGACCGGCTGATGGATCAGAGTATAGCTGCTCGTTTTTGGGCAAAAGTAGACAAGTGCGGCCCAAGGCAGGCGCACATGGATTCGCATTGCTGGCAGCGGGCTGCCGCAGGTAAGCATTACGGCGTTTTCTACTTTGAGCGTAAAGACTGGTCGGCCCACAGATTTAGTTTTTTACTGTCTAACGGGTATTTACCCGAGATGGTTTTACACAGATGCGACAATAAAAAATGTGTGAATCCCGAGCATTTGTACGCAGGAGATCGCTGGCAGAACGCTAAAGACGCATCTGAACGGAACCGCTTGCCTACAGGACCCGCTAACTGTCAGACAAAACTTACAGAAACACAAGTTATAGAGATAAAACGTCGTGTAGCTAGCGGCGAGTCCATGCTTAGTGTATCTAGGGACTTTCCGGTCTCTTACCCAGCCGTTAGGCAGATCATTAGAGGGGTCGCATGGAAGCACGTCCAGATCCGTTGACCGAATACCGCGTCACCATGTGGCCTCGCCACGGTCCTACGCACAACCTCTACCTAGAAGCTCCCGATGCCTACACGGCACGGGAATATGCAATGCGATTGTGTCCGGACCAGAAGGTGATCGGTATTCGGCGGATTGAGGACCTGAAAAAAGACGGGCTGGCATGAGTCGGCCCAAGACTGGTCGGGAGCTGGTGCTCGAATGGCTGAATCGGGAAATTCGTGCGGCGAAGACGTCGGATTTGCAGCGGGCTGCGGCTTTTTTGGAGTGGGCCAGGGATATACGAAAGGGATGTGCCAAGCAGAGGGGTGGGGCGCGGGTGGCGCAGGCTAATGCGTGGCGGAAGCGGGTGGATGACGACGTGCGGTGGTGAGACTACTGTGACTCAGTATGCTATTGTGTAGCAGACTAGACCGCAGGCCATGCCCCTGAACCACGGAAACAAGTATTACTGCCAGCTCCTGATTGACCCCAACCGTTACAAGCTGGCGGAGAATCTTGCGTCCCAAGAGGGCAAGAAGGTTACGGCGTACTTGCGGGAGCTGGTTTACGCAGGATTGGCGCTGAGATCGTCGGAGTACAAAACTGCTCAGGAAGCGGATGAGGCGGCCTGGCGCGAATCGGTGAAGCGGCGAGTTGAGGGACGGATGCGTTCCAAGCAAGAGGGCAAAGTGTCAGAAACTGACGCATGAGACTTAGTTGTGTTTCGTGATATACCGACAGCCGGGGTCCGTAGCCTTTAACCTTACACAGTAGTCACTTGAGAGCAATGACGCGCTATGTCGTCATGGTCGAGGATCGCTGGGTTACGGCGGTTTACGGACCTGGTAAAGGAATCGGTCTCACCCAATCCAAGGAAGACGCATCCTCGTGGGTTACATATGAACAAGCTGTCGCTGCGGCGAGAGCTGTTGCTGAGTGCACTAACAGCAACGTTGCTGTGCATAGCGTTGATGAACCCGCCTATCCCCGGTCATGGAAGTAGTACCGTTCCAGAATCAGCAAGACCCGGAGCTGCGGCTCGGTGAAGGTCGCTCGCGCACCAGTGCAGAAAAGTCGCAGCTGTTTGAGCTGAAGATTTGGCTGCCGGGGCAAGGGGCGATGCGGGATTTGATTCGGGCGGAGTCGCTTCAGCAGGCGATTACGTTTGCCACGAATCGTTACCCGAATTGCAAAGTGGAAGTTCCCGAGACTGCGGCGAAAAAGCCTAAGCTGGTGCGCTCCATGCGTGGGCCGAAAGAGACGGCCCGGCGAAACCTAAAACTTGTGGAGGCTAAGCGTGCAGAATCCTGAAATCGCCGAGTGGGCACGGCAGGGCTGGGGTGAGGTCATTGTTGACCAGAACCGGGCTGATTTGCTGGAGAAGCTGTACTTCTGGGATGGGCGTGATAAGCCCGAGCACCCGTACCATCACACGTACACCGGGTTGTACATCAAGTACAACCAGCGCTAAGCAGAGTCGCGGTCCATTCCGAATTGATCGGCCAGGTTATCGGCGGCCTCGCGGATAGCCCAGGCCGATTTTGTTCGTTCCAACTGGTGGAGCGTGTTCAGGACAAGGGCGGCTTCGAGGAGGCCGCGATAGTCCTGTTTATTGAACAGGTTGACTAGCCACTGGTCTGTTGCAGCCTTGTGGAAGCTGGACTCAGTGGAGTGTTCGATGGGGCGCATAGTCACCTCGGGCGGATTCTCATGAACCAGCCGGTGTCGTTGCCTTCGATGAGCCAGCGAGGCAGCCAGTTCTTGCGGGAGTACGCGATGTTTGCGCCTCCCTTGTTACTGACGTAGCCGCCAGCAACCAGATTTGCCTCCCCGAATGGGTCGTTATGGATGAAATGTGTCGGCGTATATCCGATCACTACGCTCCAGTGGCCAGTACCACTTGGGTTGCTTACTGGCCCTTTGTGTAACCAGCCGACAGGTACAGGGTGGCCGTGAGCGATTTCGTTCTCCAGGTCTTCGACCGTGCCGTCCATTTCGAATGTTGCGTTTAGCCCCAGTGACTTCAATGCAGCAATCTGCGCCTTGGGGTCGGTGGTGTCGCCGAAGCGGGCGCGAATCTTGTTGTATTCATAATCGCCCGAGATTTTTCCGTAGTAGCGAGCCACCATGGCGCAGCTGGAACTGAAGCACTGGCGCCAGCCGGTGGCACCGTCATCAGGTCCGAGCTGGTATTCGTAGGCGACTTTGAGGATTTTTTCTTTTGCTGGAACCAGTGGTTTCGTACCAGCGTGCTGGTCCATTAGCTGGATCAGTTTGCCGGGGTAATTCGGGTCGGTTGCGTAGCCTTCCTTGTGTAGCCACTTGGCGGCTTCTTCGCGGGTGGCGGCGTTATTACAGCCTTTGTAATTCTTGTAGTCTTTGTACCAGTGGTCGACTAGGTACATCACGCAGGACAGCAGATCGGGGAAGTCAATAAAGCTGTCGGTAATTGTTATCCACTGCCCGTTAATAAATTCTTGGGTTTTCTTGTCGCTGCCTTCGCCTTTGAGGCCGAAAAAGTTGTTTCTGCCTGAAACCAGTTTTCCGTAGTTGGATTCCAGTGCCCATTGGGCAGCTACAAGTTCGGGGAATTCTGCGCCAGCGACTCGGGCGGCTTCGAGGATGCCTTCCCAGCTGTTGGCAAAGTTAGTTTGTTTGCCCGCAACGCTCCAGGTTTTGAACCAGCCTTGATCGCGGCCCAAAATGTGGGGATTGGCCTTGTTGATTGCTTGTTCCAGCTCGGTAATTGCCGCCATTTGATGGGGCAGTCCCTTGTAGAACCGGAACAGGTCGTTAAGGCGGATCTTGTTGGTTGCCATCGGACCAGGGGGCGTGGATACTCATGGCGCCACCCAGAAGGCGGCTTTCGCCGGTTTGTAGTTCGTCATTCGGTGGTTCGTGAACCACAACGGGTTTTGGTGTTAATGGTTGACCCGCGTGCCAGTCTTCGATGGCGCGATCTAGGCGAGGCTTGAGTGTGGCGTTGAACTTGTGGTCCTGCGCTGCTGTACGTAGGCGATCACGCCAGGTCTTGTCGCCAAATCGCGCCAGCCAAACGGTGTCGGATCTCAGCGCTTTGGGAAAACCACCTTGAGTGCTTTGAGAAGCAGCTGCACCCAGCTGTTTTCGCGGATGGGCAGCAGCGCAATGATTTCAGAGCCGCAGGCCACGATTAGGGCAATAACGGCAAAGGTTGTGGCTTGATCCATGATCAGCAGGATGGTGGACGCACTTCCAGCTTAGAGACCCTTTGCTCGACGGTATTAAGGCGAGAGAAAAACTCTTTTCTGTCTTCCTTAATATCTGTATGCAATACGTCTAGTTGTGTTGCAATATGCTCAACGGCGCTCGTAAGGCGAATAACCGCATCACGAGCTTCGTCTGACTTGCGACTGAACCCCATCGCACCCATTGCTGCGACGGAAATAGAAGCGCCGGCCACTGCGGCTATGACTTCGATCATGGCAGCAATGGCTACGGGTACAGCTTAGCGCCCGTTACTTGATCTACTGCGTCACGCCGTTGAGGACGATAATCCAGCCGCGAGACT